TTACTATCAGCAAAACCTTGCTTCGCTATGTTCAAAGCATCTTCAGAAATAGATAAACCTAACGCTTCTTTCTGAGCAGCGTACAACCTATCCATTTGAAGCATTTCTTCGTTAAACTTCTGCTTGTCGATTAGTTGAGTTGCGTACATATCCCGCAATCTCTGACTTTCAACATCATAAGCAGTATCAATACCTGCAATCTGAGAGCCGTAATTAGCGCCACCGAAAGCAGATTGTATCTTACCTGCGTTATCAAAAATACGCTGTTTATCTCTAGCTTGACCTTGCAATACATCAAAAGCAGATAGCTTATCACGCTCGGCTTTTTCTTCAGGCGTTAAATTCTGATATGCAGGACTAGACTGTTCAAAAGCACGCTTTGCAATAGCGGCTTTTTCATACTGTCCAGTCATTTCAAGAATCTGAATTTGAAGCTGCTTGTAACCTTCAACCTTCTTAAACGCAGCAGTCGCGCTATCATTTGCATCAGATGCTTCAGCGGCCCAATAAGCAGCTATTGCTTCTTCATTACCAGCCATCGCATCAGCAATCATTTGCCATCTACGAACATCTTCTTCCATCAACTTCTTGCGAATCGCAGCAGCGCCTGTGAAATCGTTCTGCATTTCAAGGAAAGCAATTCGTTCTTCCTGGTAGCCGCGAAGACTGGTTACGGTAGCCTGCTGATTTTCATGAGAACCTTTCAACTTAACTTCATTTAGAGTTCCTTGAGCAGACGCTAATGCTTTCTGAGCACGTTCTTCATCAGTATTTGCTTTTATCCTAAACTTTATCTCAGCATCATAATCGCGTTCACCTTTACTATCTAAAAATACAGCGTTCTCAGCCTTTTTCTGTAATCTTTGCGCTTCAAGCAAATCCTTAGTTCTTTCGTTTATTTCGATTTGAGCAGCAGCTTCATTTAAACGCTGCTTTTCATCTAAATAAGACTTAAGATCAACTTTACCTAATTCATACGACTGTTGATTGATATCAGAAAGCCTCTTATTGGCTACAAGCTGAGCATTGGCTACCCTATCTTCAAAAGCTCTTGTATATTGATAATAAGCCCTATCTTCGGAAGCAGTGTTACCAGATGAACCGGATTCCTCTTTACCACCACCGCTTGTGACGTTTTCAGGATAATCTTGCTTAGCAATACCATCTCTAAGCTTTTTAATCTTTTCCAAATCCATTACTAGCTTATATACATCACCACCAGCTAAATTATCAGGAACTAAACTAGCAGCACCTTGATTTTTAGCTAACGCTAAAAGTTCAGGTCCATCTAAAGGAAACTCTTTCTTGAATGCTTCTATATTAGCTGCGGAAAAAGCAGGACCATTTCCAAATATTTTACCCGATTGAGAATTAGCTATTGCGGTAGCAGTAGTAGCTTCCGCTTTATAATCTTTAAGTTCACTAGCCCTATCTGTTATTTTATAGCCGCCGTAAATAGTTCCTATGACAGCAAGCGTGGCTGGATTGCTTAATGCTTTGTATAAAGCTCCTGCTTTAAAAGTAGCATCCATTAGCTTTAATTTTTCAATAACAGAACTAATACCCACAACTATGCTAGTATATAAAGCGGCCTTGCCTAATAACTCAAAACCATCCCTCATATCCCAAATGAACTTTACTGCCTTTTTAGCATCAGCAAAACCATCTTTGAGAAAAGCTTGAATCTTCTCTTTATTAGCTTCTGCGTACTTCTGCAACTCTTTCATCTGAACAACGATTTCACCAAAACCATCTTTCAAACCGCCGCGCAAAACTTCATCCCGAATAGTAACCATTGTAGACTTAACAGTTTCCCAAAGCATATTAATATCACCTTGAGCGGCTGCAAAACCTTTTAACAGCGGTCCTATCTTTTCCAGGGCCAAGCCGTAGTTTCCTGTTTCTCTACCTATTTTCTTCCATTCTTCTACATGCTTTTCAATATCCTTGTCCATACCTTTAAGCATTTGAACAAGCCTGTTACTTCCTTTATCCTCCATATTACGTAATGCTCTAATCTCCTGAGAGAACTGCATATCTACGTTAGGATCACCAGACGTAATGGCAGAAAGAGCATTGGCAATATCTTTGAAACCGTCAACTTGCTTCTTGTTATTTGTGTCAATTATAATACCTTGCAAGACAAACTGATCATTCATCAGTTGCAATTGTCTAGCGGAAGCAGCAGTTTGAGCGTCCATCTTTATCAAAACGTTCTGAACATTTGTTGCGTATTGATAGTTTTCTTTATATGCAGCGCCTACATCTTTAACTCCGCTCTGCATAGACGTAATCATTGCAGCATTTTTAATGACAGAGGAATTAAAGTTTTCAATAGCATCGACAGCAGTGCTAGGCAAGCTACCAATCAAGCTCATTGTTTGGTTAATCAACGAGTACAAAATCTGGACTTTGGCAATCGCAGCAATAGAAGCTAAGCTTAAAAGGTTAATGCTATTGGTGTGCTTGTTTGCAGGCGAAGCAGTACCTTCAATTTCATCAAGCTTACGCTTCATTGCAGCATGAGCTTGCTTAATTTCATTTGCACTTGCTACACCAGAAGCTTTAATCTTGTCAAACGCAGCAATGATCTTGGCACGTTCAGCTTCGATATTCAGCGAGGATTTTAGACCGAGAACGTCGAAGGAGCCTTGAAGTCTGTCGGTGTTAGCACCTTTGTTTCTGAGCGCGTATTCTTCAGCCGAAGCAACTGCTTTCGCAGCTTGTGCAACCCCTTCCATTTGAGTTTTCATCTGTGCTGCGAAAGAAGAACCTGCTTGCAATTGACCTACAATTTTTGCAGCAGCAGCCTCACCTTGTAGCGCAGCAGCAGCGTAAGAAGACATCTCACGAACCATTAATTGATTCGCAGCAGCCGCTTCTTCCATTTGAGCTTTCAGTTGTGCAGCAAAGCCAGAACCTGCTTGTTTTTGCCCAATGAGGCTAGCCGACGCACCTTCACCTGTCATTCCTTGAGCGGCGTAAGAAGCTCTCTCAGAAGCAGCAAGTTCTTTTCTAGCCATTGCAGCTTTTTCAGCAGAGGTTATAAGCAACTTATCAAGCTCAGTGATCTTAGCAGCCATTGCTTCATGTGCGCGAGCTACATCTTGCGGCGATTTTGTACCAGTAAGCCTTATTTCTTCAAATGCATTCTGAATCTTGAGCTTAGCAGCTTCGATAGACGCAGCCGATTGAATGCCTAAAGTTTGAAATTCGTTTTTCAAAAGCCCTGCGTTAAGAGTTGAAAGTTTAGAATTCAGCCCGTCAGCAGCTCTTGCTATTTCAGAAAAGCTAGCTTCACCGCCAATTTTAATAGCTTCAAACTGACGCTTATAAAAAGCAACTGCATTATCAAAACTTGCTTTTTGTGCATCTAAATTGAAATCGCTTTTAACGCTTAAACTATTCAAGCTTTTTTGCAAATCATCTATATGCTTTTTGCCATCTTGACTTATTTTAGTCAGGGATTTGTCATAAGCTTTAGACGCATCCATGCCAGTAGACGCCATTTTTTCAAAGGATTTGTTAACCCTTTCCATAGCACTTTCGAAATCACTAGTTCTGGCCGTTAAGTTAATATCAATATTGCTAGCCATTATAAACCTCCACCGACAATAGCAGCTTCAATAGCTTCTTTAAAAACATCTAAAGCTTCCTCTTGTTTATTTTCAAACGCAGGTCGCATAAAAGGTTTCGGCGCTTGCCTTGATGTTCCATTCTCTTGACCTTCCACGAATTTCGCGTACCACGCTCGCTTTAGCTTAACGTACACTTGAGCTGCTTTGTAGCCCTTTTCAACATTTTTAATGCGACGAATCCGTATATTCTTAGACAAGTTTCCAGCTTTAAGACGTTCATAAACACCGCTTATTTTCAAATTATGATCTTTAGTATTGTTTATGTTTTTAGCATTTAAAATAGCTTCTGCTTGTATTATCTTAGCTCCATCCATTAGTGCTTTTTGAGTAACAACATTAACAACCTTTTCGCCAAAAGCAGCTAACTTGGTTTGAACTTCAACCAACCCTTTTATGCTAAATGAATCGCTATATCCGTAAGCCATAATAAATCCTTTAAACTAAAAAAGCCCTATTTGCTTAAATATAGATATTCCATAAACACCTATAAGCAAATAAGGCTCCTTTGACCGAAATTTTATGATTAGCATTACCACATTTATCGCGCAAATGTCAAACTAATATCGGTTTAGTTAAATCTTTATAATATGAAGAATGTTGACTTCACGCTCATATTCATATACAGTTCGAACAAATCTTAACCATAAGGAATCTTTATGATAACAGCTAAAAACTACAAAACCCAAGTTGTTGCTTATTTAAACGATGTGATAAACGGAAAGGTTGAAGAATTTAAAAACTCTGATGCTGAAACAATCGAACTTGTAAAGAAACTACATCAAAACTTACATAAATGTAACAACTTTGCAATTGAGGATAATGGTAAAATATTGAATGCGGGCTGGACTCAACTAGATTCTAATTCCAAACTACCTTTTCCAATTATAAGTATCGAATACTATTGTTCAGACAAATCCAGATTAAACAAGCATTTGACATTAGCAATGCAATCACAAAACGAATTGAAAATATATTCGTTTTTCACTTTAACTGACAATTCGAAATGGAAAATGTCTCCAATAAGCAGTTCAATAATAACCAAGCCTAGCAAAGATGCGTTGTACAAATACGGTGATCTTATTCAAAATAACGCCATTTCTTGGATGGTTGAATGCTTTGAACCTGAAACAATAGAATTATTGAAAGCTCTATCAACAATAGACATGAGTGCCGTTTTGGAATTAATGGAAGCTTTAAGTTGTAGAAACGTTTATTTCGAGTCTCTTGAACCAGTGAGTGATAAAGTGAACGAAAAGCGCATTAAAGCCGGAAAGATACCTTTCTATGAAACAAAGATTCTTGTTATCAACCCTAACGGCAAAGCAGTTGATAAAACAGACAAAGGAGGTACACATGCAAGTCCAAGGCAACATTTAAGACGCGGTCATATCAGACGGTACGCTACTTACAGTATTTGGATCAATAACACTGTAGTAGGTAAGGCTGAGAATGGTAGAGTCGATAAATCTTACAACGTAAAGGAGAAATCAAATTGAAATGTCCTAAATGTAAATATGAATGGAAACCTAGAGTAGAAAAACCTAAAGAATGCCCTGAATGTAAAGGGCGATTAAAATACGATAAGAAGAAGGAATAAACAAAAGCCGGTTAGCGTTAAGTTGCTAACCGGCTTTTGTTCTACTTTCCAAATATCTTATCTGCGTAAGCCTCTAGCTCTTCAACCGTGTAAATCTTCTCAGGAGGCTTAACTACATAGTTCATGCACTCCAAAGCAGTAAACGGTTCACTTCGTTGCTTGCTGTCACGATTCAAGTTCAGATGCAGCGCCATTTGCTGACCATGCCGCAATTCATTTCTCATTTCACCGAACGGCTCAATCTGATCGTAAGCAAGCCAATCGTTAATCTGTGAGGCTGTTAAACCGGCTTTCCCTGGCAGACTAAGGGTAAGGCACCGAGGCTTACCGAACCACGTCCCTAGAGGCATCCTGAGAAGCGTTATAGGCGTACCCACAATTAGTTCGTCAGGATGTCTTACGCCAAGCTCTAGGCAGAGACGGAAGAGGAATCGTCGGCTTCCGTCTCTTCGGAGTTTTTTTCTTCAGAACCAGTCATTCCATTGACTTTACGAGCTGCTTCAGCCAACTTAAAGAACACAGTGTTGGACATACGCATTACAGCTTCAATGTCTTCGTCCTTAAAGATACGCTCATTCTTTTCATCAACTGCGCCATAGACAATCAGCGCGGCTTGGAAGCGACCCATTTCCATTGTTTCAACACCGTCAACCATTTTCCTGTTAGCAGGATCGGTGTAGAGCTTCATGTAATCAGGGCCGGAAAGCTCAGTGATAACAACTTCGCCTTCATCCAGTTTCACAATTTCACTTTTAAGCCTTGAGTTGTTGAGAAGTCCATTGCGGTCGAGTACCATTTGTTTTGTGTTCCTTTCTTTGTTGGAGTGAACTACTAAATGAACTTAGCAGCTACGAGGTTTGCCGAACAGCAACTGTTCAACCTAACTCGCAACCACTAAATGAACTTACGAAACGGTGATAAGACCGTTAATCTGGAACTCTGCGGAGCCGGTCTGTACACTGTCAACAGCCAAGTCAGGAGTTGTGGGGAACTTCAGGCAAGTTGCGTTGAAGGTACGAGTTTTACCAGGAGTGGTAATTTTGTAGTTGTTGGTAGTTGCGTTAAGGAACGCAGCAAGTACAGCGGCCTGTCCTGGATCGCTTTCGAGAACGTTAATGTCACAACTGAACGAACCGTGATCAACAAGACCCGAACGATACTCTTTGGCAACCGAATCAAGATCGGTTACATCAATTTTAGACGCGACAGCTGAGTTCGGCTTGATGGATTTTATCTCTTTCACCGCCGTCCATGCAGCAGGCGTAGCAGTCGCCGTACCAATGGTAATGGTTTTACCTACAGTATTAACGTCAATGGTAAACGTATCATTGGTTGCGCCAGTAGCATAATGAGTAACGACAAAAGACTTACCATTAAGTTCCGCTGCATCCGCACCGGCAAAGTCGGCAAACGCAACAACGTCACCGTTAGCAACACCAGCATGACCGGTGATTGCAATGATTGTAGGATAGCCTACGGTAACGGCAGTAAGAGCTTCCGCTGCGCCGGAAGACCCTTCAATATACAACTTCGACAACTGAGCAAGCTGAGCGTTGATAGACATAGTTAGTTCTCCTTTTTGAACTTATGAAGTTTGAACCCTTTGCTCAAACTATTGATTGTTATGCGGCGGGTAACAAGAAAGTCCTGCTGACTTGCGTTCTTCACATCTAGTTTCTATTGCTTTAATTCTTGCTTCATGATCGTTACGATCCTCGAACAATTCTTTGATTAAATCTTTCAACTCTTGAAGTGTACTTTGAAGTCCTTTGAACATCTGCTTCAAACTAAAAATAAGATATGAACCGAGAACCGTGATAGCCCCACCAAGTATAATGACCAGAAAAATCAAAAACCACACCGGCACGCTGCTTAAAAGTTGAGTCATTGCTGTTCCTCCCAAGTTGTATTTATGACCGGCACCAAGCGTACCATTCACTATGCAAAACAAACCGCTTTGTATCAGGTTCATAATCATCTGTCGGCTCAGCAACAGCAACATTTGGCAGAGCTAACAAAACTTCGAGAGGATCACCGCCAGCGTCAATTGTCTGACCAGCTAGAACATTTGCAGCCAGCATTGCAGCTTCTAGTTCAGCTTCTTTAGCTTTAAGTTCACCATAACTAGTAGAGTAAATAGAAACCTGAACTCTAGTTCGCCTTAAGTTTCCGTCACCTTCCAGATTACCGAACCGCCTACCGCCAATCTTGGTATAAACAGCGTACAAATTAGACACACTGCTTTCTAAACCATCTGGATCAGGATGAACTACGGGGTAGAGTTCATCACTAAATACAGGCGTTAGAATCGCTGCTATTTTTTCTTCAATTGTCAACGGCATGAGTACGCTCAATTAGTTCAAACTCAGCAGTAACCAGTTCAATACCTTGCAAATCTTTATCTTCAGGGTAGTATTCACATTTGATGATTATCGGTTTGGCATACTCAACTTTAAGCTCAAACGATCTGGTATGCTCAGGTAAATGAAATAGCTTGCAAAGCTTTCGCCCAAGTTCTTCCACACTAATTTGCTTGTCGGTAGCTTTCACGTCCCTTTTAACATCAAAACCCGATGACATTTCAAGCTCCCTTCATACCAGTTTCGCAAACCAAAAAAATATCTCTATGTCTCAAATCAACATCATCAACATCAAGAATTGAGTAAACCACACCTTCGTAAGTTACTCGCATCGTGGGCAAAACACCTTTAATGTAAGGAAACCCAATCTTATCAGTTGCTGTAGGCCAAGAAGCTTTAGCAGCCGTTTTCTCATACCCTTTGAGCGATTCTATGCTTGCCCACACTTCGTTAAACAGTTGCCATTCCGTACTAGCAGCCGCAAACTTATCTTTGGTTACAATCGGTTGTTCTATTGAAATAAGATGTCGCCTGTTTCCGGCTCTCATAGTCTAGGCAACCTGTAATTAGCGATTAGACCGTCAGCCAGCGTAGTTAGTTCAATCAGGTTCAAGCGACCTTCGACAATTACACTTTCTCTGTTGCTATAAAGTGAGCCGATATTCAGCAACATCCATTGTTTAATCCCATTAGGAACATTGTTCGGCATTACTTTATCAGGGTCTTGAGGATCATCTGAAGCAAGCGGCCCGTATCCACACTTAAAGCGAACTCTAACAACAGCTTGATCATAACGCGTAGCAGGCCAGCTTAAGCCGTAAGCAGGAATTACATCAGCAGGTTCGCAATCAGCCAGGAGCCTATACGCTATCGAATCAAGAGTTTGTTCAACACCATTCACATCGATATATTTAATCGAAGTTATACTTTGAACCGGTGCTTTAGGTAAGGTGATAGGAATTCGACCACCAGGAAAGCCATCAAGAACAAGTTCCCATTCCTGAGTAATCAAAGCTCGCCTAGTTATAGCTTCAGCTTGCTCTCTAATAGCAGCAATAAAAAGATTCACCGTAGTAACTTCTTCAGACAAATCAGCAATGCGAATTTGACCACAAACCTCTTCAATAGTCACTGGTTCAGTCAAAGGCGCTGTGATTTGCTTAAGTACCATTCGGTTTACCCCTGAAAGCTGCTTGCTGCGGTCTTCTGTAACATAAAAGAATGGTAATAATCAAGGCGAAAGTGGTTTCTTACAATTTTCTAATGCTACTGAACCTGAAGCTCGCCGTTGGTGCAACCGCTGTAATTAACGTAAGGAGTTGCTGGATTAACCACTCTTTCAGTAATAGCGTTAGCAGGACAAGTGTACCTAATACCTGCTTTAGTCGCTGTGCTCATAAGCCTAAAGCCGCAAGATGTAGGTGTGTAAGCACTCCATCTAATGTCATCAATATGATTAATCGTTTGAGAATTAACTGTAAGCTGAATCGACTTCTTACCACTAGGAGCAAAACCTTGAATTTTCACACCTTGACCGTCACGCGGTAGTTCAGGTTTAACAGCTAATGCAGTCGAAGCTATGGTGAGCAATGCACAAACTAGCAAGGTCTTTCTCATAAATAACTCCTATTGTGAGAGCAATGATAAAGTTACAGGCGAAACCGTAAAGCTTAGCCTGTAAGTTCAGCATT